AAGACCAGATAGTTTATGATCTGAAGTCCAGTTAGTTGTTTCGTCAAGCAAAGAAGAAGCTGATTGATTGTCTAATCCAAAAAATCCTTGAATAGATATTAAAGATTCGCCACCTTTATAGAAGTTAGTATCTGAACTAGAAACACCTCTTAATGTTCCATCAGTTAATGCACCATCAAATGTTACTAGTTTATCATCTACATAAACTTCATCTATTGCTGTAATTCCTGCACCACCACCTTCGCACAATATTCCTGCCACATAAAGATACTGGTTATCTGCCCCTGAAGATTCTACAAATACTCTTGTTAAACCAACTTGTCTTTTACCATAAACAACTGGAATAGGATTGTTGTTAGAATCTTTATTGACTAGTGTTCCTTTAGCTTCGTCTTGTGAAGATTGTCTAGGTGCTTTAGGTTTTGGTGCAATTAAATAACTGATTGCTGTTGTGATGATAGTAGTTATAATTGCTGTGATAATTGGGGGACTCATGCGTGAAACTCTCTTTTAAATTTTTCTGATCTTCTATAAATGTTAAAGTTCTCATCTGCTCTAATCCATTTAACAGATTCATTAACTTCAATTTTAGTTCTAAAATAATCTTTAACCCACTTCATAATTTCTTTAACATTACTTTTAGCAAGTATTTGCATAACCCAAATATTATCTCCACAATTCCATTCATTATCTTTTAGTCTTAAAGATAGTTTAAATCTTTCCTCAACTGTATCACTAAGGTATGCCCAATTAGTAAATCCTATATCTTGAGTACCAACTCTATGAATTTGGTATTGATCTAAGTTAATTGATGGAGTTATCATTTTAGTTAATTCTTCGTATGTAAATTTATCATATTGTTTAAACTGTCTATAAAGATGTATAATTCTATACAAATCATTCATTAAGCTGAACCCCACTTAATTCTTTGAGCAGTCTTACTTGCAAACTCCATTCCTTTGTCATTAGGGAAATAAAGTTTCTGTGAGTTCTCGGCAGTTCTTCTTCCTGAAGTCTTTTCAAAATCTGCCCAATGAGAAGTTACAATAATATTAATAGATGAAGTTGTTGCATTTTCTTCAAGAGCAAAGTTAGATATTCTTCCATCAAATAAAAGAAATGGGTCAGCTATTAGTGCCTGACTATCATTTAAGAAACCTCTATAAACTTTTGCTGGTTTGTTCATGTAGTTATTGTTAAGCAACAAAGAAATGATTGTTAAATCTGCACCTGAAAATTTAAGTGTTAATGTATTTACTGCTACATCAGCAGTTTCTTGAACTTCTGAACTTCCTAAAAATAATGATGAAGCTGTATAAGTATCTCCACCAAAGGTTAAATCTTTGTAATGATCTGTGTAATAAGTTCCAGTAGATATTCCTAGATAAACAAGTTCAACTGGATTAAGTTTATTAGTTGCTATCTCGGCTATAACTCCAGCAGTTAATGATCTTGTCATTACAGTACCTCTATAAGATCAATTTCGTATTGAAAATAGTTTTCTGTGCCGATTGTAAATTCTTGAATATCTCCAGTTAGTCCAACTGTAAAATCTACATTGTCATAAATGATTACTGCATTGTCAGCTACGTTTGCTCTTAATGGTGGTTCAAAGGTTAATGTTCCTGCACCAGAACCATTAGAATCAACATCGGCTACACACATATAAACTTTTGCTTGTCCAGTAAATCTAAAGAAGTCTCCAGCTTTAAGTACACCAGTTAAATTGTTTCCCATACCATCTATTGAGCAAGTAGTAACACCAGCATTAATAGCACCTGCTAATGAAATAACTGTACTAGCAGAACCTAAAGCATCATCAACAGTTGGTGGAGTATATTGAAATGATTCCATTTGTGATCTTTGTTTCATTATAAAAGCAAGTATAGGTGCAAACTCACTTCTAGTCATAACTGGAAATCTAAGTCTTAATCTAAATTTTTGTCCATCAATTTGTCTTGCTTGTCGTCTCCCAGAAGCAGTTGTAGTTACAATAGTGTTCTGATTTGTGCTTATAGCTACATCTCTAGGTGCTGGACTTGAAGGGAATGTGCCACTCATACTACGTTAGATTTTCCTTTTTGATTAGCACCCTGATTAACTAAGTTAATTATGGTTGCTCTATTATCAATTAATAATTCTTTAATACCTCTAACATCATTTGCTTGAATATTAAATGTTATATTCATTCCACCTGCACCCATATCGTGATTAGGTACAATAGTTCCACTTGTTGAAGGAATAAATAATTCTCTACCACGTTCTCCAACTACTGCTGGTTGTCCAGCTTGGATATTTCCACCTTCTGCAAAAAATGAACCAACAATCGCAGAAAATATTTGTTGTTCAATAGAACCACCACCACTAGAACTTGCTCTTGCTTGTGCTTCTTTTTCTCTTGTTATTGCTCTTTCAACTGCAAGTTTTTCTAATAGCTTTCCTATTTGTTGTACTATTTCAAATGTTTGTAATTTTGCATAAAATAAATTTAATATTTCTCTACCTAATATTTCTATGCTTGTTTTTAAAATACTAATTAATAAGCTTTGACCAATATTTCTAAATACATCTGATAATTGTTTACCCAATACAATAGACTCAGCTATTTTTTCTGAAAATTGAGATATACCAGCATTAAGTGTATCTGTTATTGTTTTTGTTAATCCTTGTGTTGTAAAAAAAGCATCATTAATTCTATCAAGTTTATTTTGATTATCTTCAATGACTCTTTTAATAACTAATTGAAAATCTAATAAAGGTGCTGGGGTTACAGTTGTTTTTGGAAGTCCAGTTGATCTACCAGTTATTTCTGTTGGTGATGTAAATGTTCCAGTAATTCCAACTTTTGCATTTTTAGTTCTACCAAGTAATAAATCAAATGCTCTATTAACATCATCTATTTCTTGTTTGATTGTAAACTTTAAAGCATTAGCAACATCTTTAGCAAATTTTATAAAGCCAGTTCCACTATCTACTGTTGCACTAGTTAATTTACCTAAAAATTCTAAAAGAGCATCTCCTTCTGTTGTTAATGATGAAAAAGATTCAGCTAAATCATTAATAGATTTTGTTAAACCTTGATCTCCTATTTTTTGTAATACTAAATCTGATTCTTTGCTTATTCTTGATAAAGCTACTGATAAGTTTTTTGCACGTTCTTCAGTTGCACCTGAAAATGATTTTTCTAAACCATTTAATAAAGCTTCTAATATTTTGTTAGCACCTCTAGTAGTTTGTGCAAACTTCTCTATTCCATCTTTTGTTAAACCTAATTCATTTTCTAATATTTTAAATGCAGGTATTCCTTTTGCTACTAATTGATTTAAAGCTTGTAATCCTAAACCACCTTGAACTCCTTTAGCAAATAATCTTGTTAAATCATTTAATGTGTCTAATTGGTCAGTTGAAGCTGAAGCAGTATCGGTAAATATTTTTAAAAGTCTTTCAGTAGGATTAATTCCAGCAGTTGATAAAGTTATAAAGGAATTTGCTAATTCTTGAACTGTGAATGTAGATCGTCTTGTAGAATCTATTAAAAAATTTAATACTTGTGTTCCATTTTCAGTAGAGCCAGTTACTCTTGATAATATAGTTTGTAAGTCTTGAAATTTTCTTGTTTGATTTATTACCCCAGTAATTGTTGCACCAGTAGCAAATCCTAATATTGCAGTTCTTACACTTAAAAAAGATGTTGTTAAATTATTAGCTTCTTTATTTGTTTGTTTGAGATTGTTTTGTAAATCAGTAAATGCTTTTTTTGTGCTATCTATTGCATTAAGCTTTATGTTTAGTTGCTGATCTGCCATATTGTTGTTTCTCTTTTTCTGCCTTCACTTTAAAGTAAGCTATCCAATAATAAAATTCATCTTGTGTAAAACACAAAACTTCTTCCATACTAAGTTTTAACTCTTGACCCAAAGCAAGTATGGAATACAACTCAGAATCAAATCTTACTTTTTTTCAGCTTCCTCGTAAGAAACACCAGCTAACATTTCTGTTGCTACTCTAGCTATAACATTTGCATCAGCATTATTCAATAATGTTAGCTTGTCATCTAGCTTAAATATTTTATTTCCTTCTGAGTCTTTTGCTTTTAAAACGATTGCATCTACTAATACTCCTAGATCATCATTCTTAGCACCCTTAAATAGGTTTCTTTTTTCACCAAGTGTAAATGGTGAGCAATATATTATTAAAGGTTTGCCTTCCTCGCCCCACTCAGCAACCTCAATCTTTTTAATGCCTAAAGATTCAAATTGTGCCTTCACTCTATCTATTACGTTCATATCTTCCTTTTCTAATTAATAATTAATTACGCAGTTCCTAATGTTATTGCACCAGTACCAGTAAATGTTATTTCAGCTTCTACCATTCCATCAAAAGATGCTGATATGTTGCTACCAGTTATGATTGCATCACCATAGTAATACTTGTCTCCTGAACTTGCACCTTCTGGGTACACTTTCAAAGCTATTGATGTTCCTAGAACTAAAAGTAATTGACCTGCATCAGCTTCATCAAAAAATAATGATGCTGAACCTGACCAACCTTTTAAAGCAGATTTATATGATCTACTAGTATCTCCCATTGAAGTATCTTCAATAGTGTCAGCAGTTTGCTCTAAAGAGTAACTTCTAAGTTCGCCTACTGTTGTTGTTGCTACTTTTATAGTTCCTTCTGAACCAGTATGAGTTGCCATGTTGTTCTCCTTGTTTGTTTATATTAGGGAGTGCCAGAAGTGTATTGATACATAACTCGCACAACCATTCTGATACCACCTATTGGGAATAAAACTCCTTCATCAGTACTTACTTCTACTACTTGAGTTTGTTTTGCATACCCACCACGTGTTCTATCAGAATTTAGTCTAGTTTCAATCGTTGTAATTAATTCGTTTCTTTTTGTGTCAATATTTGTTGGAGTTCCTTTAACATAACCAACGATTACATAATCTGCTGTTGCTTGTCTTGTGATTGTACTTGATGTCATTGTTTCATCTGATCTAGTTTCATTTCCTGATTGTACGAAACAAGCTGGATATTGTTGTTCAGATAACTCATCAACATTAAAAGGTTCTCTAGTAACTTTTTTTAAAGTTATAGGAGATGTGCCAGTTGAAATAACTGTTACTATATTAGATGCTATATCTTCTCGTTTACTCATTTAATTATACTTAGTTTTTTAAATTCTTTCATAAATACATTTATAATTGGTCTTTGTTCTCTTTCACCAATAGCAAAGAATTTTCTTTTCTTTTGGTTACCAACAGCTTTAGTATTTTCAAATTTATTAGCAAAGTAAATAATAGCTTGGGTTGGTGATGACTTTTGAGTAATGTTTGAAAGCATATTTCCAAAGAAGTTTAAATCAACTTTATTACTTTGTTTGCCCATAAAACTTCTATATTCTTTGTAACCACCTTGAAATGTTTTATAAGTTGGACTTGCTGATCTTGGAGTAATGTTAAAAAAAAATGGTTTAGTTGAATAAGGTGGGAAAGCATCACCATCAGCATTTATTCCTCTTTGAGTTCTTTGTTTAATAATACCCATTAAGAACTCAGCAGTTCTTCCTAATGC